TTGTGATCGCGTGCCGTCGGCGTCATCCACATGCGGCTGGCATGGGTCAGATCGGCCGATCTGCGGTTGCCCGCGCTCGGCTTGCAGCCGTCGTTGGCCATCGGCGTCGGCCAATCCCGCGCCATGCCGTCCAGACCTTTCTCGTGCTTTCGGTCTCCGCCCCGGCTCCGAAAGCTGTCGGTCTGCGGTGTCGGCCACATCGCGGCCGTCGTTGCCAGGTTCATCCCATGCTTGCCCGCCTCCTGCGAGGGCGTCGGTTTCGTCTGCCGGTTCTCGTTGGCGCTGGCGCGGGGCGTCGGCCAGAGCCGCAGCATTTCCGTTCGGTTGCCGCCACTTGAGCGGGTCCCAGAGCAGGCGCGCGGGGTCGGCCAACTCGTCGCCTTCGCGGATGGCGAGGATGAACAGCCGCTCGCGCTTGTGGGGCGCACCGACTTCCGCCGCCGTAAAGAGGCCTGCCGCAAGCTTGTAGCCCATGCTGACCAATCCGCTGGCGACCTCGGGGAATCCGAGGCGGAGATGATGGGCGACATTCTCGAGGAAGACGAAGGGCGGCTCAACCTCACCGATGATGCGCGCGACATGCGGCCAGAGGTGGCGCGGGTCGTCGGTGCCTCGGCGCTTGCCTGCGACGGAAAAAGGCTGGCACGGGTAGCCAGCGCTGACGATGTCCACCGCGCCGCGCCATGGGCGGCCGTCGAAGGTGGCAACGTCATCCCAGACAACCGCTTGATCCAAGGCCGCGTCTTCCATCCGCGCCACGAGAGTGGCTGCGGCGTAGGTCTCCCGTTCGACATAGCCCACAGTTCGATATCCAGGGATGGCGATGGTGAGCCCGAGGTCAAGCCCGCCTGCACCGGAGCACAGCGAGAGGCCGAAGAGGCATGCGTCTGCGGGTCCGGAAGCGCGTCCGGAGGGATGTAAAGCCAGGTCATGCATGCCTCAATCGTCTTTGTTCTTAATTTTGTTGAAGGTCTCGTCCGAGCCGGACAGAACGGCGTCCTCGCCGGTGAAGTTCTGCCACCGCTCCACCGCCACATCGACGTAAGCCGGGTTCAACTCGATGCCGAAGCAGACGCGTCCTGACATTTCCGCTGCGATCAGCGTGGTCCCGGACCCCATGAAGGGCTCGTAAACTGCCTGTCCGGGGCTGGAATTATTTTCGATCGGCCGACGCATGCATTCGACCGGTTTCTGGGTCCCGTGAACCGTCTTGGCATCCTGATCCTTGCTGGGGATTTGCCACAGCGTCGTCTGCTTGCGATCGCCCGCCCAGTGACCCTTGCCGGTCTTTTTGACAGCGTACCAGGCCGGCTCATGTTGCCAGTGATAATCGCCCCGGCTGAGCACCAGCCGCTCCTTGGCCCAGATGATCTGCGAGCGGATCGTGAACCCCGCCGCCTCTAGGCTTTCCGCGACGGTCGCTGCGTGCAGCGCGCCATGCCAGACATAAGCCACGTCACCCGGAAACAGCGCCCAGGCTTCGCGCCAATCGGCCCGATCATCATTCAGCACCTTGCCGGTGCGCTTGGTTTTGGTCGCCCCCACCTGGTTGCGCCAGCTGGGGTCGTATTCCACTCCATAGGGCGGATCTGTGCACATCAGCAGCGGCGTCACACCCTTCAGCACCTTTTCCACATCGGTGGCCACAGTGCTATCGCCGCAGAGCAGCCGGTGCTTGCCGAGGATCCAGACATCGCCGGGCCGCGTCACCGGGGCTTCGGGAACCACCGGCACATCATCCGGATCGGTCAGGCCACCCGTCACCTCAAGCAGCGCGGCAGGCAAAATATCCTTCAGGTCCTCATCGGAGAACCCGATCATCGACAGATCATCGCCAAGCCCGAGCGCGTTCAACTCATCCCATTCGACCTGCAGCGTCTCCGGGTCCCACTCCGACGTCTCCGCCAGCCGGTTGTCAGCCAGCGTGTAAAGCCGCCGGTCCTCATCAGACCAGCCCCGCGCCACCATCACCGGGACCTCGGCCATGCCAAGCTGCGCCGCAGCCATCAGCCGTCCGTGGCCAGCGATAATCGTGCCGTTCTCAGCGACAAGCATCGGGATCGTAAAGCCGAACCGCTCCATCGACGCCGCGATCTGATCAACCTGTTCCTGCGGATGCGTGCGGGCGTTTTTGACGTATGGCGTGAGGTCTGCAACCGGCCACATCTCAATCTTCGAGGCAGGCCAGCGGGCGGCATCAAGCCGACCGGAAGGGGCATCTGAACTGGGGGGCAAAACAAACTCCATCGGATATTTGAAAGAAATAAAAACACGCAAATACCGCGAGGCGGCGGCCCCGCACGTCAGCCCTCTCCGGAGGGGACCCAAGGGGTGGGGTCTGCGAGGCGCGCAGAGGCCGCTGTGACTCGCCTTTGGCTTCGCGATAAGGCCCTGGTGCCGCGCGCGCTGTCCGCTCTCTACGGTCCGCTCCGTGGCGCTGTGGGCGCGGGCCTCTGGGCGGTTTGTCAGCGGCCCTCGATGATCCGTTGCAGCTGGCGCAGGGCTTCGGCCAGGACGTCGGGTTGAGTTTCCTCGAAGGCTCGCTTGGTCTCGTGCTGGACCATCTCCTTCGGGATCGCGGGGCCGAACATCTTCTTGATCGGCAGCCGGGCTTTGCCCTCACGGACGAAGGCGTTGCCCGCAAGCGAGCCCACGAGGAAGGCGCTGTCGAAACGCTGCCAGCGGCCCCAGGGCTTGGCACGCACACCGTAGCCAAACTGTCGTGGGCTGAAATGTGACAGGCCCAGATAGTCGCCGCGCGCCTCAATCGTGTAGACGAGGTTGGAAAAGGTCGACCGGAAGGATCGGGTCTCGCGGTTGATGAGTGCGGCCTTGGCACCTGTCTGTTGACGCAGGGCGCGGCGGACTGCGGTGCGCACCTTGTCGCCCTCGCTGTTGAGCGCGCGGTTGAAGGCGCGGTTGGCTTCCTGCTCCCCGACGCGCTGGACTGCTGCCTCGAAATGCACACGGGTCTGGTCGAGGTCGCGGATGATCACATTCACGATGCCGCTCCCCGTGCCCCAGCCTATTTCGCTGGGTGAATTTCGATGCTGCAATGTTTGGGTTTTTTCTGGCTGCAGGCGCTATTGGCCGCCGCACACGAGGAATAGCCGATTTTGACCGGGTCGGTCAAAGGATGCGTTCGCGATCCTAGCAAACGTCCAGCATGCAGAATTCAGCAAATGCTGAAGAAAACATGAGGGTTTAAGCATGCGGTGGGCTATTGCAGCATCTTAACATTGTCGATGTCACAAACCGATCCATCCTGGTTACTGAATTGTCCATCTAGTGGTGGTCAGCGCTGGTCCTATTCGACATCCTGCCGAGGATACACATGGACCGGCAGGCTGTCGCCGTCGCGGCAGTGGTCAATGCCACAGCCACCATCGGCCTTGCTTATGAATGGCGCTCCGTTGCTATCTCGCCACCGCAGGCAAAGTATCCGGCACCATCAACCCAGTTGTCCGCGTGCCCAGGATTGTGCCACGCCCTGACCGATTTGAGGTCGGACAGCATTATCGACACCTGATGCGGGGCAATCACCACACCCAGCCGAGCGCCCCACACGCGCCCCAGCTCTGCAAAGCTGTCCTCCACATCGCCATGCGTGGCGGCCCGATCTTGGGTGACGTATTTGGTGGCGGTGGCAAGGATTTCTGCGCGCTTCATCATGTTGTCCTGTCGGTTTCAGTGTTCCACTCGAGGATGCGTTTGATGCGCTTGCCCCTCTCGATCAGCTCATAGGCAAAGTCGGGATCGACCTTGCGATCGGTCTCGATCAGGTCAATCAGCTCGTCGACGACATGGCACGCCCGGCGAAATGCCCAGCGAGCATCGGCCGCATCCTCCGGATCGCCCAGCAATGGGATTTTCAGCATCCCTGCAGCCTCCCGGTTGGTGATCCTCATCTGCTTGAGCGCCTTCCACTCCGCTTCAAGCCGGGGCGGCACGTCGCAGCCGCGTTTGGCGATATTGGCGAGCCGCTGCAAGCGCTTGTTGTCAGCCGAGAACCGCTCACGAGCCCGTTCATCCCGGGCAGCTGCAAAGTCAGGGTCGTTGTTGAGGCGCTGCATGTTGTCCCTGCGCTTTTTGCTCATGGCCGGAAGCCCTCCTCATCGAGGCGTTGCGAGATGTGCGCCAGCGCCCGGTCGCGCATCCGATATGCATGACGACGGGTCAGTGCGAAGCCACGGCGTTTAAGCGCGGCACCGAAGTTACCCTTGTAGACCCGGCACCGCAGCCAGAGGTTCAGGATCACGGCGTCCCCGGGGCGATCGCGGATAAGGTAAAGGCGGCACCAATCAAGGACCCAGATCATCTCATCAACGCGCTTTGGCGAAAGCGGGATGCGCAGCACCGTGCTGGCTTCGTCCACCCCTTCGGCCTTTTCCGGGAGGCCCCAGCCTTCGGCGAGGTGGTCCGCCAGCGTTGGCTCGAATTTTGGCATCATGGAGCGCAAAGGTGCCGGACCTGTCGGGCCACCATTGTAGCGCACCCAGCAGACCGCCTCGATCATCCGGTCGCGGACCAGCTCTGGCGTCCATGTCGGCTGCTCAATCTGGCGCAGGTCAATCTTTGGCATCCAAGCGCCTCCCATAGAGCCGGTTGGCGATATTGGTCA